GAAGCTCGCAGAACCCAGGATGCAGGTTTTGCAATAGAAGAGAGCAATGGTACTCCAGCAACGGCCTCTGCGGCTCTAGAAGCGTACTTAAGAGCTGTAGAAATTGGTTTACCTTGAGAAATGGCCTCTTGCTCAGCTTCTGAGCTAAGTTTTTGAGTCCTCCGTTTTGGTTTGTCTCCGGACTGAGGAACCAAAGGAGCGGCGAACTCAGCGTTCAAAATAGAAATGAACATCTGAACCTCAACTCCAGTGGAACCTGAAGTTCCAGTAGCAAGCACTGATAAGGGGGTAACATAAATTTTACCCCAATCTAATATAGCAGAGGTCACATTCATCCATGGGTCAGGACCAACCCAGGGAATTTCAATCTCAGCACTAGTGTCCCGACAATCCAACTCAACATTGGGGGCCTGGGTTCTTTGTGTAAGATCTATAGTATGTGCTGCTTCGTAGGATAGTGGACTTGCCTGCACAAAAGGCAAAACACTCATTAACAAGCGCCCAGCTTGAAACGGCTGTGCGTTAATGACAAGTTTAACCTTAAATGTGCCCCTAAATAAGTTATAACCTAACAGCTTAGCTTGCCAAGCAGGAACACCTGGAGCATTAGCTGTGGTATAAGTCATTATAGGAACATTAATCACATCCGAAGCTGTCCATAAATATGAATTAACTAGATATGGTTTTGCTAAAAATGAGCGAATGCTAGGTTCGTCCACAGGTGATACTGAAAGTCCACTGACCCCAGACATAACCTTGGGGAAAGTGGTTCTGACTACTTCAGCATCATCCACAAAAGTGGTGGTGATTTGTTGTGTAATCTCTGAGGAAGGTTCACCACCATGGTTTCCCATCCTTTCTACAGGAGATTCGTTATTTGTATTATTGTTTTCAGTGATTCAGTATATTCACAGTGGGAGATGAATCAATTTCCACTGCTATCAATTTAAGGGATATTGTGGGACTGCCACGGTGCATCCCTAAGCTAAATAGCCCACACCTATTTGTCCTGATCTACGGTTGTTTTAAAATTGAAACTATACAACTTTCGCAGGAAAACCAGCTAATACATAGCTGGAGTGGTCCGTATCTTAGCTCTACAAGATCTGTGAGAGGTAAAAGGCGGAGGTTTGCCATAAAATTTGATACTTGCATCTATGAACTTAGGTGCATACTTATCAAAATATGACGGTGAGTGCAAAGACAATTCGTACAAAGCCTGTGTCAAGACTTCATATTCATTATCAGGAGGGGCATTTCGTTTTGTCCAATACGGCATTTCCTTAATGGTATCAATATCAAGAGGGGCCAAAACTGTTTTATCAGCTACATAAAAACCCCTCTTAAGGAAAGTACAAAATTTTAAATCACGATATTGGGTTCCCAGGGGGGTCTTATCAGCGGCAGTATAGGAATACCCCAAATCCGAAAGAACTTGAGCAACTTTACCAGGCGTGACTAAATCTCTTAGCGTAGCCCTAACCGACCAAATATTATCATCCCCAAGTGCTATAAAACGAGCTTCTTTTGATATTAATGAAATTATGTGAACATAATCCTCTTCCACTGCTATCCGGTGATCCTTACCACAAGCTGCCCCAACTATAGCATAACGTAACAATATATTATTGCCTATAGTATTAAACATGGTAGTAAAGAAACTACCAGAGGGCATAGAACCTGCAGCACTCCAAATTATTCCATCACACAAGTACTGTGGATTCAATAACTCTTGAGAAAACACTTTCCTAACCATTGTATCTACTTCAGGGCATCCTTTATAATAACTCTCAGCAACCCGAAAACACATACTATGTAGATTCTCAAGTTCTTTCTTATCATACTGAACATGATCTCCATCAATACAGGAAGCATCTCCATTCAGAATATATCTGTACAACATAGCCCATTCTTCACCGTAAGGATTAACTCCTACAGCGCTACCATTAGCTATGCGATTGGACATCATCCATCTGATAAAGTCGCCGAAGTACATACGACAAGCAATAAGAAAGGCCAAATCTGTGCCAGAGATCATACGAGTCTCCCCGGTCTCATATTTAGCTAACTTCCTACGTTCATCCTTAAGGAAAGTCATAAAAGCATGTTTATCCCTCTCACCCATCTTGGCTTTTTCTATGATCAACATAACCTGCTCCTTAAGCTTTTTACAAGCAGGTGTCTCAAAATCATACGGTCCATCTTTGCCAAAGAAATCAGTTTTCCCAGGGCCCTCCGTGTACATGCACAAGGGGTAACCCGGACTAGTCGAGCGAGGAATGCCCTCACAGAACTCAATACCAGGTATTCCCTCAACTGCTTCCTCAAAAGTCCACAAACGTGGTTTCCAAGGTTGGTTAGCTTTAGCATTTGCATG